GTAAGGCAGAGTTTGAGAAGGAAGATGTGGAGTTAAAGAAATGACAATCTTTGAAAACCTAGAACAGTTATTAAATCATTTAGAATCAAATGAACAAATACAATATGCAGAGAGATTATTGCTCAAAAGAAAACTTGAGCTTGGTTTACTAGAAAGGGAAAAAAAATGATAACTAATTGTAATTGTCCTAAAGATAAACATTGTGCAGGACACTTAACCTTACAAGAACAGAAGCTCTTGTTTACAACATCTCAATATATGAATCGAGACGTTGATGATGACATTGTTACTGTGCCAACACAAAGATGTATAATTTGTAGCCAAGAAGGAACAGTAGAAGTTATCAGAAAAGATTGGCACTCATACCAATGGGATATTATCAGAAAAGAAGTCAAAGTATATTTTCCATACTTAGACAAATCAGGTTGGGAACAGATTATCTCAGGCTCGCACCCTAAATGTTTTGATGAATTGTTTGGAGACGAAAATGAGCTTGATTAAAGAAAACAATACCTGCAAAATCTGTGATGAAGTAAAACTTATGGACGGAGAAACTGAACTTTGCTACGACTGTAACAGAGGACACATTTAATGTTATTATAAAATTGTGGCTAGGTTTCATTCCCTGTACCTAGTTACAAAGCAGATATTGAAGCAGTAGCTTTGTTTCATTCATTCATCTAAACTCCGAAGCTACTGCTATCTGCATTAATAGTGAAAATCACCAAAAAGACTTGCATTGTTTTTTATTTGTAGTAATCTCTGATTATGAATGAAATAACAAAAGGAGACGAAATGACAAAGACACAATATGTTAAAGAATACTATGATAATTCTTCAGGGAAAGACAGAAGAATTACAAAGTTAGTTAATGACATTAAAAAATTAGAAGAACAAAGAACTGAGAATCAAATTCTTAAAGTTACTTGGAAGGAAGAAAAAGACCGACAAAAAGATACTTGGTACGATTGTTTTGCTTATGATTATAATTTTACAGTAAATTATGATTTGATAGAAAATGGTCTAGGGTGGACACAAAACTTAGAGTTAATAGACCGTTGGGGAGACGCACATCACTTTGATAATGAAATGGCAAACTATTATTACAAAGATATAAAAGTTGAATTGCTTGAAGTTCCAAATCACGAACAATATGTTGAAGAATGCGAATTTTGTTTTGTTCATAGAGGTTGGTATGGAATCCTTGAGAGTGCTTGTATTGAACTTTAATAAATTAACAAAAGCAATTAAGCCACCTACATTGGTGGCTTTTTTGTTATAGTAAACCTATGGCAAGTTTATCAAGTATAAGAACAGGTCTCTCAACGAGACTTGCAACAATTTCAGGACTAAGTGTTTATTCCTATGTTCCTGATTCAATAGAGCCACCAACTGCCGTAGTTGGAGTAATGAGTTCAGTAGATTATGATTCTACAATGTCTCGTGGCTCAGATATGTACGAAATACCTCTTTATCTTTATGTCTCAAGAGTTGACGCAGAATTATCACAGGATTCTCTTGATGAGTTTCTTGCAGGAAGTGGAAGCTCAAGTATAAAACAAGCAATAGAAGGAGACACAACACTTGGTGGTGTAGTTTCTTCTGCTAGAGTTGTTGAAGCAAGCAATTATGGTGTATATACTATAAACAGTATTGACTATTTAGGCGTAGAATTTAGCGTGGAGATAATAACATAATGTATGAAGTAGTAAATGGCATAACAGTCGGAGATAAATATTTTGCTGAGGGCGAAATTGTTGACAACAAAAAAGTGCCACAAAAAAGTATCAAATGGCTTATTGAACAAGGTATGCTTATCAAGATAGATAAAGCATATAAAGAAAAAAAGTTAGCAGAATCTACTAAAGTAAGAGCAAGAGATGATAAAGGACACTTTATTGCAGACGACCCTTCCACAGAAAAAAATGAAGCGTGGATAGAAAAGGAAGAAGAATAATGGACAAAGAATTTAAGTCGGTAAATTTTGCTTTAGATACAGAAGCCGAAGGAAAAGTAGAAGCAGTATTCTCAGTATTCAATACAGTCGATTCAGACGGAGATGTTGTTGTACCCAACTCATTAAAATCAGCTTGGGGAGAGAGTAAAGAAGTACCAATGGTTTGGTCTCACAAATGGGAGTCGCCTATTGGTAAAGCTACAATTACACAAGACGAAGAAAAAGCAGTAGCTAAAGGAGAATTTTTCTTAGATACAGACGCAGGACAAGAAGCATATAAACTTGTCAAAGCTATGGGAGACTTACAACAATGGTCATTCGGATTTCAAGTAGATGACGCAGAAGAAGGTCAGTTCACAAAAGACGGACAATCTACAAACGTCAGGTACATAAAATCTGCAACTGTTTATGAAGTATCTCCAGTTCTTGTTGGTGCAAATCAATTAACTCACACGCTATCAGTCAAAGAACAAAAAGAAAAAGATGTAAAAAATGTTGAATCAGGTCTTAGATTCACAGATGAAGCCAAGAGTGTTCTTAACACAATCGACAGTTTCATTGATAGAGCAAAAGAACTTACTTCTTTACGCTTAGAAAAAGGCAAAATGTTATCAAAGTCTGCTCAAGATTCACTTATGCAGATTCAAGACCGAATCCAAGAAGTCTATAATGATTTAGACTCAATTCTTGGACTTGGTGTAGAACAAGAAGAAGCAAAGCAACCTTCTGATGAACTAGACAAACTTTGGTTAACAACTCAAGAAGTCTTGGCACAAAGTCAAGGCATAACTATTGAAGGAGAAAACGAATGAGTAAATTAACAGAACTCAATCAGGAACTCCACGCATTAAGAGAAACACAGTTTGGTGCTATCAAAGAAATGAAAGACACTTTTGAAAGTGGCTCAGAAATTTCAGTTGAGAAAAAACAAGCTATCGAAGATAGAAATATCGAGATTGAAAAACTTAATGAAAAAGTAAACGAGTTAAACGCTCTTGAAGTTCAAGAAGCAAGACTTGAGGACGCATTAGTAAAAGGCAAAGAAGTTAAATCAATGCCAATCCACAATGACGAGCCAAAAGAAGTAAGAAAATCTCTTGGTGGTCAATTTATGGACTCTAATGCTTACAAAAGTTTTATGGAAAATGGACAAAAGAACATTAACTCCGAACTTAAGTGGAATCCACAAGTAGAATTAAAAACTACTTTAACAGAAACAGGTTACCCACCTGCTGTCACAAGGTCAGACTTAGTAGTACCTACTGCTACACTTGACCCATTACAAATACCTGACCTTATTGATACAATCACAACTGATAACTATCAATACAAGTATTTGGAAGAAACAACATTCACTAACAATGCTACTGCAACTGCCGAAGGCTCAGCTTTAGGCGAAAACGCATTAGCTTTTACAGAAAGAACAGAGAACATCAGAAAAATTGGTGCTTTCCTTCCTGTAACAGAAGAATTGTTAGCTGACGTTTCAGCAGTACAAGGTTATCTTGATTCAAGATTACAAACAATGGTTAGACTAGCCGTCTCAGACCAAATGGTCAGTGGGGCAGGCACAGGTGCTAACCTAACTGGTATCTTGAACAAAGCAGGAATCAACACTTTTGATTTCTCAAGTTTCACAGGAAACCTTAAAAGAATTGGTCAAGTTTATGAAGCAATTACTGAAATTCAGAAAGATAGCTTCTTAACACCTGACGCAATCATAATGCACCCTTCCGACTGGTATCAACTAGTTACCGAAGTCAATGCAGTTACAACAAGTGGTAGCTTAAACCCTCTATTTGTTGGTGCAGGACAATTCGGTGGTGGAGTTGCACCTACCCTTTGGGGACTTCCTGTTGTATTATCAACAGAAGCAGGTGCAGGTACAGTTATCGTTGGTGTATTTGGTGGTGGACAAGCTATCCACATTGTCGCAAGACAAGGTATGGAAGTTGCTATGTCTGATTCACATGATGAGAACTTCGTAAAAGACATTGTCGTTATGAAGGCAACAGTTAGACTCGGTATGCCTATTTATAGAGCTACTGCGTTCTGTACAATCACAAACTTCTAAGAAATTAGATAAAATGGCTTTGATGTCCCATTCATCTTATGAGGGTGGGACATTGAGCAAGAAGGAAAATATGATATTAAAAAAAGATATTTGGTGTAACGAAAAAGGCGAATGTGTTGAATCAAATGACGGACTTCCTAAAGGTTGGAATAAAGGTAAACTAATGGGTCGTGCAGGTCAAGAGATGAATGACGCAGATTATAAAGCTCTTAAGTTTGTTACCACAAAAGCAAAAGCACCTAAAGAAAATAAATCTAAGTAGGTCTTAATGGCTCATGCACAGTATGTAGATAAAACTGATTTAAAAGCATACATTGGTTTATCAGGTACGGCTCAGGACAACAATATAGATACTGCTATTGATTCTGCTAGCAGATTAATAGACACAATCTGTGGACGTAAGTTTTACCAAGATGATTCTGTTAATGCTAAAGTATTTACTCCAAAGTCGAGTGTTTATCTTGACACGCCTGATATAAGTACAACCACAGGTCTTGTTGTAAAGCTAGATGATAATGATGACGGTACTTACGAAACTACTCTAACTATCAACACAGATTTTATTGTAGAGCCAACCAATCCAAGAATCATACAAATTACTGGTGGCATAACTTACTACGAGCCATACAACAAAATTACAATTCTTGATACAAGAAGCTCAGAGAGATTCGACCCAACAATTAAAAACAATGTACAGATTACTGCAAAGTGGGGTTACTCAGCAATACCACAAGATATTAAAACTGCTACATTGATTCAAGCTCTTAGATACTTTAAGAGAAAAGATACTCCCTTCAATACATACGGAGATGTCAACACAGGCGTTAGTGAACTCTTTTCACGTCTTGACCCTGATGTCCAAACCATACTTAAAGGACACAAAAAAGTCACTCTAAGTGGCACAATTCTATAATTATTTTTAAATAAGTAATAAAAGCCTATAAACATTGAGCTTTTTTTTATGGATTTCTTGTAAATTGATTGTGTTATTTCATAATCTATGATTATAATGTACTTATGAATGAAACAATTAAAAATGACAAAAAACGTTACACACATACTTATATGACTAGAAATTACAATACTCCTAAAGTTGTTCGAGAAGATAATTTTGACGGTTGGTCTGAATGTGATACTTGTAATAAAAAACTTAATGAATTAGATACTGTTTATACTCATTGGCACACAGTTTATACAGTTTATTACACAGAATCTAAAACACCTTATTCAAAAGAGACTCTTAAATTTTTGAAAGATTATAATAGGTTGCCATATATGGTTAAAGACTATGACAATTTTTCTTTTGCTACTTGTTCAAAAAGGTGTTCAATCAAACATAAATAATTGTTAGTATGTCTTTATGGCAACTAAAAACAATTTCCAAATAAGTGGAATGACTCAGATAAAACGTAAACTACAAAACGCAGGTTTTACTCTTATACCATTGCGTCATCTTATGAATGAACACTCAGAAGTAATTGTAGAAGAAGCAAAAAGAGTTGTGCCTGTTGATACTGGCAAGTTACAGAAATCTATACAAGCAAAGAATGTAGCTATGCGAGGAAGGTTGCCTACTTCTGTAAAGATTGAAGCGACTGCACCACATTCAGCTTTTGTACACGGTAACTTTAAAAGACTTCCTAATGGTTATAGATTGCCACCAAAGAAGAATAGAAAAAACTGGGGTGGTGCTAACTGGAGAACTAAACCACATTATCCACCTTTACAACCAATAGAAGAATGGGCTAGTCGAAAAACAGATGTCAACCCTTATAGTGTGGTAAACTCCATTAACGAGAGAGGAACTCCCTTAGTTCCGTTCTTACTTATAGCTGAAAAAAATACAAGAAAAGAGCGTAGGAAAATAACACGCAAAGTTTCAGCAGAGATTTCTTTGGCTTGGAAATTAAAAAAGTAAGGCTAAGATAAGGAGAGATATGTCAAGGCACGGATATGGTGGCAGTAAGCCGTCAAGCAGAAGGCGTAACAGAAGAAGGACAGGTAAAAAGTAAATGGCTTTTATACACGGTAAAGACACAAAGGTTTATATAGACTCAAATGATTTGAGTTCTTATTTAAGTTCTGCTGACCCAAGTAGAACAGTTGATGTTGGAGAGACAACCACTTTTGGTAGCTCTAACAAAACATACGTTGCAGGAGAAAAAGACGCAACAGTTTCCTTCTCAGGATTCTTTGACGCTACTGCTGACGCAATAATACAAGGCTTAGTTGGTACAAATGATAAAGTAGCACTTATTGGTCTTGACGGTGTTGACGCAACAGATAACTGTATGTTTGGCAAAGGTGTAACAACTAACTATGGGATTTCAAGTCCTGTTGGAGATGTTGTTGCAGTTACTTTTGACTTACAAGCAAGTGGTTTTTTTAGTGGAAGTGTTTTAGAAAATGCTACTGTTACTGCAACAGGTAACGGAACTGCTAGAGATAATACTAGCTCTACTGCCAATGGTGGTGGTGCTTTTATAATTGCAACATCAGTATCAGGAACAAGTACGCCTACGTTGACTGCTAAGATTACACACTCAGCAGATAACTCAACCTATGCAGACCTTGTAACTTTTACTGCTTTAACATCAGCAGGTGCAGAAGTTAAAGAAGTCGCAAGTGGCACAACAGTAAATCGATACTTAAAAGTCGTTTATACTGTTAGTGGAACAAGCCCAAGTTTCAATGTTATAGTTGGATTTGGAAGAAATAATTAAAAGGAGAATATATGGCATTTGTACACGGTAAAGATTCAGTTTTCAAACTTGATAACTCAGGTGGGTCATTAACTGATATTTCAAGCTATGTTAACAATGTTGATTTTCCTGAAACATCAGATGTATCTGAAACCACAACACTAGGTGCAGATAATAAAACATATATCGCAGGTCTTAAAGACTCTACAATTTCATTGTCAGGTCTTTGGGATTCTACTGCTGACGCTATATTTGGTGCAGTTGTTGGACAATCAGCAACTCTATCTTTTGAATATAGTCCTGAAGGAACAACAGGTGGCAACGTTAAATATACTGGAGAAGCAATTTTGACTTCTTATGCCATATCAAGTCCCGTAGGAGATGTCGTAGGATATTCTGCCGATATGCAAGTTTCAGGTGCAATCACTCGTGGTACACATTAATAAGTAAAAAGGAGAGCTAGACGTATGGCGAAAATTTTAAACTTAGATGACATCAAGTCATTACCTGATGTGCCAACCAAGACTATTGATATTCCACAATGGAATGTCTCTATAAAGGTAAAAGGCATATCTAAAAAAATGCAAATCGAATTAGGTCGATTAATCAATGGCGAACAAACAGACGCATTTGATTATCAAAAAGCACTTCTAATAGCAAGTGTTGTAGAGCCTAAGTTAACTGACGAAGCAATAGATGAACTCTATGAAAAAGACGCAACAGTCATTGATTTAATATTTGCAGAACTTAATACACTCAACGGTGTAGGAAGCGAGATTGAGTCGGCATTAGCCGAAGATTTCAAAAGCTAATCCTGACTTAGCATTTCAATTCAGATTAGCTCGTGACCTAAGAATGACAGTTGGCGAATTGCGAACTAAAATGTCATCATTAGAGTATTCTCAATGGGCTACATACTACTATGTAGAACAACAAGAGAGGAACAAACAACGAGCTATGGCAGAAGCAGAAGCTAAGAAAAGGAAACAAAGATAATGGGTAGTTCTAATATCCTAATAAAACTCGTCCTTCAAGGATTTACAAAAGCTCAAGCTCAAATGAACACATTGGGCAAAAAGACTGATAAGTCAGGCGAGAAGTTTGATAAGTTTGGTAAAGTTGCAGGAACAGTAGCTATTGCCGTTGGTGTTGCTTTAGTCAAAGGACTATCTTCGGCAGTACAAGAATACGCAAAGTTCAACGACAAGATGACACAGTCTCTTGCAATCATGGACACAACTCTTGAAGAACAACAAGCTATGGAGTCTCAAGCTATGGCTCTATCAAGAACAACAAGAATTTCTGCTGAACAATCAGCAGAAGCATATTTCTTTTTAGCGTCAGCAGGTTTAGACGCACAACAATCTATTAGTGCATTACCACAGGTTGCAAAATTTGCTCAGGCAGGTATGTTCGATATGGCTCTTGCTACTGACTTAGCAACTGACTCTCAGTCTGCATTAGGACTAACAGTAAGTGACGCTCAACAAAACTTAGAAAACTTAACAAGAGTTACAGACGTTCTTGTAAAAGCTAACACGTTAGCTAACGCTTCTGTACAACAATTCTCAGAAGCTCTCACAAACAAAGCAGGTGCTTCTCTCAAGGTTGCTAACAAGGGTATTGAAGAAGGTGTAGCAGTATTATCAGCTTTTGCCGATAGAGGTGTTAAAGGTGCAGAAGCAGGCGAAAAGTTAAACCAGTTACTTAGAGATATTCCTAGAGCTACTGCAAAAAATAGCGAGGAGTTTAAAAAACTTAATCTTCAAATGTTTGACTCGGAAGGCAACTTACTTAATGTTGCTGACTTAGTAGAAAACTTAGACTCAGTATTATCTCCAATGTCTGATGAACTTAAAGCAAGTACATTAGACCAATTAGGTTTGAATCGTGGTGTAGCTGACGCAGTTAAAATCTTATCAGGTGCAGGCAACGAGATTAGGAATTACCAAAAGTCTTTAGAGGACGCAGGTGGAATGACCGAAGAAGTTGCTGATAAGCAAATGGGGTCGTTAAACGCTAAGACTGACATAATGAGACAATCATTTAGCGAGCTAGGGTCAGAAATTGGTGCTTCTGTTACACCTTTTGTTATAGACCTAGTAGAAGAAATCTCAGCAGGTGTTCAAGGATTTACAGATTTTATTAAACAAGTTAAACAAACTAACAGAGAACTTGAGAAATCAGGAGACAAACTTGAAATTTATGGCTTCGGTCTTACTGGAGTAGAAGCCAAACAAGCACAAATAGAAGAACAGAATAAAAAAACTGCACAAACTTATCAAGAATATGCTAGGGCAGTCACAGAAGCTAATGAAAAACAAGAGTTTCAAAATAAAATAAATAGAGATTTAGCACAAGGTATGCACGGTCTTGATGAATTATCACAACGTCAGATTGATAACAATAAAGAATTAGCTGACACAGTTGAAGAACTCTCAGATGAAGAAAAGAAACTTAACGAAGAACGACAAAGTAAAGCTATTCCAATACTAAGCAGAATATTAAGTGCAACACAAAAAATTAATGATATCAAACAAAGAGAGATTGATTTAGAAACTGCAAGAAATAAAGAAGCTGAGAAAAAAATAAAAGCAGATAAGAATTTAGAAAAAGCTATTGCAAATGCACAAAAAGCAGAAGATGAATTACAAAAACAAAAAATAGAATCTAAAAAAGTTACTTTAGAAGAAGAAATAGCTATATTAAGACAATCAGAAGCAGTTAAACGATTAGAAGAACAAGAAGAAAAAAGCCTTTTAACACAAAAAGAACTCGAATTAGCTAAGAAAAAATTAAAAGAGATTACTTTAGCTAGTACTGGTGCAACAAGTGATGAAGTTTCTGCACAAAGAGACCTTGATAGAGCCTTAGAAGATGTTACAAGGGCAGAAGTAGAACTAGAAAAAGCAACAAGCGAACTTGCAGAAGCACAAAAAGAATTAAATGAAGCTACTGCTAAGACACCTGAAAACTTAATGGAAATAGCATTAGCTAAAATGGAACTAGACGAAGCTATTGCTGACCAAAAAGCATTACAATCTTTTACAGTTGCAATAGAACAAATGGAGAAACTTGGTCTCGGTACTTTTAGTAATCTATATACAGGTTTTATGAAAATGATTACAGACGCTAGAAGATTGACTAATGGTGGAACTCCACCACCTGCTACTCCACCTACAACACCACCTGCCGTTGATGATGTTATAGAAGAAATAGAAGAAGAAGCGAAATCATTACCTGAAAAAGATGGAAAATCTTTCACGCCTTTAGGTGCTGAATCACTTGACTTAGGTGGAACTAGTGGACTTGTCGGAACATCAAGTGCTAATAACACAATTATAACAGTTAACACAGGTGCATTACTTGGTAGTGAAGCTGATGTACAAGTTGCAGTCTTAAAAGCTATTAGAGAAGCTGAGAAAAAAGGAATTAAAGTAATTACCTAATGAGTGCTAATTTTGACTCCAATGTTAGTTTGACTTTACAAGTAGCTTTTGACTCAGAGCCGTTTGATGAGTCACAATCGTATACAGATATAACAACTTATCTTAGAGCTTTTACAACTAGACGAGGTAGGATAAATGAGATTGGAGAGTTTGTATCAGGTACAATGAGCTTCTCAGTATCAAACGCTGACAATAGATTCAACCCTAGCAATACTTCTAGTCCTTATTATGACTCATCTAATGCAAGGACAAAGATACAACCTCTTAAAAGAGTGCGTATGTCTGCTACTTATGATTCAACAACGTATGTTATCTATGAAGGTTTTTTACAATCTATTCCTGTAAAATTTATCTCAGAAGGTGCTGACTCTATTGTTACCTTCACTTGTGCTGACGCATTTAAGATATTTCAGTCTGCACAGTTAGACGGTATTGGTTGGAGACTTGGACAAGCAGGATTCTCAGAACTTGGTAACTCGACAAGACTGAGCTATGTAGATGAACAGGAATTATCTTCTTTAAGAGTTACAAGAATATTAGACTCCATTGGATTTCCTAGCAATAGACGTGATGTCCTTACAGGTACTAAACAAGTTATAAGTCAAGCAGTCACAACTAATGTACTTAGTGGTTTAAGAGAATGTGAAGTTGCAGAGAATGGACAATTCTTTATTTCTAAAGACGGTAAAGCAACGTTTAGAAATAGAGACTATAAGCTCTCAAACACAAAAGCAGTTAATGTTCAAGGTACATTTAGTAATGACGGTAGTAACTTACCTTATACAAATGTATCTACTTCCTTTGATGACAACGAAATCATCAATATTTATGAGTGGCAGAGAAGTGGTGGAACTACACAATACAAAGCTGACGCTGATTCTGTACTTAGATATAGACCTAAAGAAAGTACAAAGACAACAATTAACATTAATGATTCTGATGTTTTATCAATTATCGAGCAGAAGATTGCTGAGACTTCATTACCAATTCTAAGAATTGATACCTTATCTGTTAACCCTAGAGATAATACTTCTCTTTGGGAACAAGTTTTAGGACGAGAGTTCGGAGATAGAATATCTGTTAAGATAGTAAATGTTGACGGTAGTAGCTTTACTGATGAACTTTGGATAGAATCAATAACGCATACTGTAAACGCTAGTAATCAGAGTTGGGATTGGACTGCAACATTAAGTCCCGCAGGAAGCTCGGCTTGGATATTAGGACAAGCAAAACTTGGAGAAGGTACTAGGTTAGTTTATGCTTAGTAAAAAGGAGAATTTATAAATGGCAGGATTTAAAGTTTGGACAACAGGAGACTTAGTAAACGCTTCTGATTTTAATTCATACCTACAAGAACAGGTCATCATGCGTTTTGCTGATTCGTCTGCTAGAGATTCACAAGTTAGTTCAGCAGAAGAAGGTATGTTTTGTTTCTTACAAGACACAAATACTTTACAATTTTATGACGGAAGTGCTTGGCAATCTTTCATTGGCGAAGGAGATATAACTTCTATTGTTACTGCTTCAACATCAGGTTTGTCAGGTGGAACAACAAGTGGCGTTGCAACTCTTTCAATAGCACCTATTCAAGCAACATCAGGAACAGTAGCAGGAAGTGATATAATTTTATTTGGAGACGCAGACGATAGTAATAACCTTAAAAGAACAACAGTTGCAGATATTAATAACTTGGTATCAGCAGGTGTATCATTAGGTTTAGTATTGGCTTTAAGTTAAGAGAGGATAAAAAATGGCAGATACATTACATTCAGTTCAAGGTGTACTTGGAACATCAGCAGGAGATATTGTTGACGCAGTTCCTTCATCTACAACTGAAACAGTCATAGGTATTTTAATATCTAATGTAAGTGGAAGTAGTGCAGACGTAACAGTAGATTTAAGTGTTACAAAGTCAGGTGGAAGTTTAAGGCACATTTTAAATGATGTCTCCTTACCATTCGGTACGACTATTGAGATTACAACAAAGATAACTTTAGAAACAGGTGACGTACTACAAGGTTTATGTTCAGCTAGCTCTAGTGCAGAATATAACGTATCATTTCTTAGACAAACTTAAAGGGGCTATTTATGGCTTACTTAGGTACGCAACCAAATGATGTAAAAAAGAATACAGGTTTATATACACCTAGTGAAATATTACAACTTACTAAAGATGGTAGTTGGGGTGGCTCATTAGAACTTATTGAAGAACAAACTGTATCTAGTGCAGTAGCAAGTGTTGATTTTACTTCTATCAAAGGTAGCAAATATGATGTTCATAAAATACAAATTGATGATATGTTATTTTCTGATGCAAGTGGTAATGAATATTTATCTTCTCAATTATATGAAAGTGGAGTTTTAGAAACTGCAAGTGTGTATCAATATGCACAACAATATGGAACATCTAGTGGTAGTAGTGGAGAACAAAAAAGCACAGGAACTGCAACACCTGTTATTTCTATTCAAGCAGGTAATACAACAAATTTTTTAACTAATGGATATATTTATTTCTACAATTTAAACAATTCTAGCAAATACAGTTTTTCAACTTTTCATATAACTCAAATGGCAACTGGTGGATTTGGTGCAAGTTATGGATTTGGTGGTTTTGTTTTACCACAAGCAAGTTTAGTAGATGGTATAAGAATTAGAAGTGGCAATACTGCAAACATAACACAAGCAAACATAAAACTCTATGGAGTAAAACAGATATGAGTAACCTAAGATTAATTAATGAAACTTCTGCTACTTCTGTATCAAGTGTTGATATAACAGATGTATTTAGTGCAGATTTTGATATTTATAAAATAACAGGTGTTGGAGATTTTACAACAGGTAATGGAAAAATTTATGCAAGATTTATAAATTCAAGTGGAAGTGTAGTTACATCTAGCAACTATGATTGGGCAGTTTTATCAATGGAAAGTGGTAGTTCTTTTAATGAAATTAGAAGCACTAATGATAGTAGTTTAAATAGAATTGCTTACTCAAATAATGGTGCTGATTTTGGTTTTACTACATATATATTTAATCCTTATTCACTTAGTAGTTACAGTTTTGGATTGTGGCAAAGTGAAGGTGTTCCATCAGGTGGTGGTTTGTCAATAAAAGGCATTGGAGTTTTAAAACAGACTGCAAGTATGACAGGCATACAATTTTTTAATGTTGATTTTACAGATATATCAGTTAAATGTTATGGATTGAGAGTTGATAGCTAATGGCAGGAAAACTAGTTCAAGTAGCAACAAATACAGTAACAAGTGCAGTAGCTAGTGTTACCTTAACAGGCATAGATAGTGATGATGTTTATATGGTAACTGCAAATAATGTTGTGCAATCTACAAACACAGGTACTTTTGATATAAGAGTTACAAAAAGTGGTACTAATGACAGTACTGCAAATTATGATAGTGCTAGAAAATTATTGTATGCAAATGGTGCATTTACTAATCAAACAGAACAAAATCTAAATAGGTGGGATATAGAGTTAATTGGAACTACTAGCACAAGTAATGGTAACTTTATATTTTACCTTTATAACTTCAATTCAAGCACAGAGTACAGTTTTATAACTATGGAAGAAACTACATTTAACAGCAATGGTGATTTTTTTGGAAATACAGGTGGTGGTGTTCATACAATAGCAAGTGCAAGTGATGGATTATATTTTTTCAATGATGCAAGTAATCAAATTGAAAGTGGAACTTTTACATTGTACAGGGTGGTTTAAATGAGTGAATATGGATACATACCAGAGGCACCAGAACAAAGTTTTGGAAATAATAAAGGGATATTTACACCTAAAGATATTTATGATTTAACAAGAGCAGATAAATATACTAACTATGGACAATTAGAATTAATTGAA